ACCAGTACCACCTGTGGCACCGAAGCCACCAGTACCACCTGTGGCACCGAGGCCACCAGTACCACCTGTTACACCAAGACCAGTTACGGGACCTGTTGCAGCAACTGGGGTTTTAGGCAGACCAGAAATTATGCCGTGTTGAGAAATATAATTTTGTAAAAGATCAGCAGACGCCGGTGTGTTGTAATGCTGTGCAAGGAACTCTGCTACAGGGTTGGCTGAATCTTGAATGGCGCCAACTTGATCTGGGGTAATTGTGTCGCCAAATGAAGAGATGTCAATACCTAGACCTTGCGCAGTGCGCTTCATTAAGCCAAGAAGATTGTTGTACTGCTCGGCATAAGCACCTTTATCGGTTGCCTTTGCTACAGCATAATCTCGTTGATCTGGTAGGTGTGAATTGAACCATTGGGTATCTTGATAAGCTTGACCGAGTTTATCGGCAGTCCAGCCTTCTTTGAAGGCCTGAGTCAGTAGGTCGCTTAACTCTGGTACAGATGCGAAGAAAGCAGATGAAGTCTTGAACTTAGTGAAGAACTCAGTCTTAGCATCCTCAGCTGCTTTAGTTGCTTTTGCTTCGGCATCTGCTTTAGCCTTAGCATCCGCCGCTGCCTTGGCATCGGCTTTTGCCTTGGCATCGGCCTGCGCTTTAGCCTCTGCTTTTGCTTTAGCGGCAGCGGCAGCCTTTGCATCAGCAGCGGCTTTGGCTGCTGCTGCTGCTTTAGCCTTAGCAGATGCTGCTGCCATTGCTGCGGCTGACTGTACTGGTATATTACTAGCCACTGTAACCGCCTCTGAACTTGTCATTGATGCTTGTAATTGCGTTTAGATACTGAGTTCCAGCCTTATACTCTTTGGCGCTAGCAGTACCTTGGATAAGGTTTGTTAAAAATGCCTGCTCGTTTACGCCAGCTGTAAGTTGAGTTCCAGAAACTGTCGCTCTTTTACCAGACTGCTGGTATGTGGTTTCACCTGAGTATGTTCCAGGATTAGCCTTTTCGGCAGCGAGTAATTCCTGACCATATTTCTGGATTTCTTCTGGGGTTGCATACCGGCCAACAAGGGATTGAAACAATCCGTTGATTGTTGAAGCAAGATCGGGAGCAGAAGTTTGGGTAAGGTAAGTAGTATTTGTGGTTGTAGGAATCGCATATGGGTTTACATTTCCCATTTGCTGATTATTAAGAATTCCGCTAAATTTGCTTTGGCCAGTTGATCCCGTTGGTGCTGGAGTTGGTTGTGGTGTGGGTGATCCCATTACGATACTCTCCTAAATACGCCATTAATCACATTTGAAAGATTTGGATTGTCAGTCATTTCTTGATCCAAATAACTATTCCAAGCATCTTGAATTTGATAACCAAGGGCGCTTAATTTTGTTCCTTTGGTTTGCTGGCTAATAGCTGCATGGTAATCGTTGTAACTAGCAAGCAAATCTGCAATGCCTTTTGCCTGATCGGATGTACCAAGTTTTCCTGCACCTTGAAGGGATTGGAAATCCTTGAGAGCATTTTGGGCATCTACAGTCTTGGTTGGATCCTTGTAACTTGCCCACCAAATTGGGTTTTGTTGAGCGTAATCCTCTGTTACAGTTTTCCAAGCTTGAGAAATTTGACCAAGTGCGGTGATGTTATTAGTTTTTTTGGCTTCTTGAATTGCTGCTTGGTAATCTTTGAAGTCCTGACCAAGATCAACCCAACCCTTGGAGACATAAACAGAGTTCATAAACTCTGCCGGTGTCTGCTGGGAACGAAGGTGCATTGTAAGCAACTTGTTCTCAATAGCCTGAACATCTCCGCCAGTTGTATTCTGCGGGATGAGGTACGCGGCACCATTTGGGTTTGACTTAATGATGTCATTGTGGTCGGAAAGCCACTTGATAGTTGTATCGGAAAGCGGAATTGTAGCTCCATTTTCCTTGGTCTTTGAAAAGCCTACAGTGTAGGAGATCGCTTGATCTCCATGGGTGGCAAGGAACTTATCCTGAGCTTGGGCAAGCGTCATGCCATTCTTGATAAGGCTCTGGTATTCATCGCGTAAAGATTGCAAGTTCTTATTGTAATCCATATTGGTGACGTTTGGAGCCAATGGAAGAAAGAATGAAAGTATGCCTTGAATAATCAAGTTTGATTTTGCGTTGTTCTCAATCTTGTCAAGAATCTGTTGCTGCTGAGCTGGCGGTAACATCGGGAACTTATCGTCAATAATGCCATGATAATAAGCACTCGCGCCAGCAATAAGTGTTGCATTATGAACCGCATTAACTCGTTGATCTCCAGTTAAACCATTCCAAAGATCCTTGATACTTGAATTTGGCATAACGGTATTAACCCAATCCGTTGCTGGGTAGCCGCCTGATGCGGCTTTGGCGGCATTTTCCATCCAAGGAAAACGCTTGCCGAGATCAGTAACTGCAAGATTTGCCAATGGCGAGATGCCTGGTACTTTGACTTCTGGCAGAACCGTAGCTAAAGATGCAGTGTTGCCAATAGTGGACTCTGGCATACCAGAAAAAGAATTCATGCCAATAGCTTGGGAAAAACGAAGGGCAGCATTACCAAATTCGCCAACAAGTGGATAGACAATGTACTGCTTGCCAGTTGAATCTGTATGGACAAATCCTGGGTTATTCATACCCTGCTGGATCATTTGGAAATCTCGGAATGTGCGGATAGCACGACCATCTTGTAGCCCAAGGCGACCTATACGCTTGAGTGCTTGCTCCTGTGCAAAGTAGAATGGGAACAAGTTGCGGCTCATTGTTGCCCATTGGCTGCGAAGGGCAGGGTTGTGGATCAATGGCACGATTGCAACTGTTGCCTTCTGACCGGCAATACGGAGTGCTTCATCTTCGCTAATTGCTCCTGAGTCAAGCAATGGTTTGAGATCACGGAAGTTCTCGTAAAGGTAATGAGCAAAGATTGGCTCGCGTGAGATATGGTCAATTACTGGGTTAATAAATGAGCGGTATCCAAGATCAAGAACTTTGTCTATTGAATTGCCCCAGTTTGGCTTGTGTGACTTTCCAAGGATAGCAAATGGGCTATCTGTAGTTGGAATGTTTTTTAGCGCAGTTTCGTAAGTGCGCTCGCCATTCTTAATATTGTTGATAATATCCTCGTGGATTACTCCAGAGGCACCTTCAACTAAACCACGGAACGATGAGACAACTTCATTGGCATATGATGCAGGATCGCCTTTAGATAGACCAACCATTGTTGGGCGAAGATCTTTGTATTGGTTTGGATCCTCAACTCTGGCTTGAAAGTCAGCCTTGACTCGGCCCCACTTATCATCATTGGAAAGTGTTGACCAGTCTGGTGACTTTGAAAACTTTTGCCATGATGTGGCAATATCTTGAGCCATCTGCTCGTTGCGCAACTTAGAAAGGTTTTGCGCCCAGTACATATGGTAGTGAGGATTTGTACCAGTAAGGCTTGCAATTTCCTCAGTTGGCTTGGCTGTGTGACCCATCAACTGAGAAAGAATGTCTACGCGATCTTCGGCATTGTTCTTAAATGACTTACCGTGATCTGATGCAACGCCTGCTGGAATACCTACGTGACCCATCAACTGCTGGTACTTGGTAACAACATCTAACTTATCAGCTGCTACATAAGGGGCAATCTTGCTGTTGATAAACCCTACTGGGCTTACACGGTTACGCAAACCACGAATGTCGGTAGCCAATTCGTTGGCTCGTTCTGTGGCGCTAAGGCTCTTGTAGAGGTCAGCCTTCTCTTGAATCAGTTTAGTAACGGCATTATTAACTACTGACTTACCTGAAAGAAGGGCAGCGTGATCTTCGCTGGTTAAAGCCTGAGCCGCTGAATCAGCGTAGCGAGTAATGATGTTGTCATCTAGCTTATGCAAGATGTTGTACTTAGCGGCACTCTGCGCTACTTGGCTCTGAAGATAGTCGCCAAGACCGGCACGGATGATCTGGTGCAGTGCCTCAGATGAGGCTACGCGTAGACCAAAACCTGTTGAGAAAAGAGTAAGTGGGGCAAACACCTTATCGGTGTAATAAGTAAAGCCATCATCCAACTTCTGGTAAAGAAGGCTGTGGATGGTTGACTGACGCATAGCGCTGCGCAATTCCTTGAAATCAATAAACGCGTTGCTACCGCGTTGCCAAGACCAAAGGGCTACGCCTTGCTTACCGCCATCTTTCATATCTACATAACCGCGTGGTGCGCCAGACTCGTCATGGCCGTAGGCAATGTTTGTCAACTCACCGTTGTCTGTAGCGCGTTGAGCCTGTGACATAACCTTTTCAACGATTGCGTCGTTGCCTGAAAGACCGGCATTTTTAACAATCTCTTTTACAAGGTTGCCATACATTTCTTGCTTTGTGGCAAGGTCTGGCTCAAGCATAATCTTTGCAGTATGCTCAAGGGCAAGGTCATGTGGCATGGCGTAATAAGCTGTGTTGTAAATCTGTGGACCGAGATTTGGGTCATCCCAAGTAAAGTTTTTACCAGACTGCTCAAGAGTCTTGGCATTGATAGACAAAGCCTTGTATCCGGTAAAGGTACGCACCTTGGCAGCAAGGCCGTTGAGTGCTGCTTCCTTGGCACCAGAAAGATCCAATAAGCCTAACTTTCCTAGGACTGTTGGCAATGCTCCCTGCAATACTTGCTTCTGTACAGAACCGTCTGGGTTAACCATTGGGTTGCCTGCTTCATCCACAACTGTAGATGTCTTAGGCAAAAGCAAGTTGCGTTCTTCGTTGAGTGAAGTGCCAGATTGACGAACAGCCTGAAGGCCTTTATCAACAAATGCACGAGCAACAGTTTGGGTAGGCAAAATAAGAGTTGTGCGTGGCACAGCATCCTGAGCAGTAAGTTCTGCTGAGTAAAGGCTCTTACCCATTTCATTAACAACCTGTTTTGGTGTTGTGGCTTTTGCTAAGCGTTCTGCCTCATAGGTAGTGAACTGGCTGCGTGGGAACAAACGCTGGATCTCAACTGGGTTTGATGTTTCGGCAATTGTATCTACTGCACGACGTAATCCAGTGTTAAGTACATTGTCATAGGCTGCTTGAATTTGGTCAGCACTATAAGCCTTGCCAGAGTATGAAACCATAAAGTCGTTAATAGACTTTGATTGCGCAGCAATAGGCAATGTGGCCTTGATCTGCATTGGCTTGCCGGCTTCATCAAGCAATGTTTTGCCAGCGTCATCAACAGCTGCGCCAACATATTTACCTGACTTGAGGGCAGCGTTTAATTGTCCACCTTTAACAAGTGGGTCTGCACTAAAATCAAATACAGCATCTGTAACGCCAGAGATAGTTTGACCCCAGCCATGCTCAGTATCTTTTAAGCCAGTAAAGCCAGGAAGTTGCCCAAGGGCATTTGAAAGATCGCGACCAGGTGAAACCAAATAATTTGGATCTTCAGATTTTGCAATTGAATCTTTGAAATTTGGAATGATTTTTCCAAGACTGCGTTCGCCATAGCCAACTATATCTGCGCCAAGCACGGCTCCGACAGGTCCGCCAAGGAAAGTACCAAGAGTGGCTCCGCCTGCTACTCCAAGAGTTGCAAGCACACCTTGCCATACAGAGTGTTCAGTGTATACGCTGTGAAGAAACTTGTAATCGCGCTGGATTTCTTGTAATGGCTTATTTGCCCATTGCATAAGTGTAGTTACGCCAGGAATCTTGCTTAAACCTTGAGTAACTGCGTTAGTAGCTTCTTTTGCGCCACCTAAAATATTAGACCATACAGAGTCTGAATTGTATTGCTGCTGATGGTCGGCAAGTGCCTGAGCATGGGCAGCAATGGTCTGTGAACTGGCTAGTGTTAAAGCCGTATTTGTGTTGCCTGAAGCAATCGCTGCGGCTCCAATTTGTGGAGACTTTTGCATGAGTTCAGGATGATACTTTGCAATTGCGTTGGCAATGTCAACTGTAGGCGGAGTATTGCTTGATGGCATAATGTTTGGATTAGCCATAAATTACTGTCCTAAAATTGCAGCGAGGCGTTTTAATTCTGGGGAAGCATCTGGGGAAGCCGCCAAAGTTTGCACTGCTTGGCGAGCAGAAGCGCCACCACCCATTTGCATTTGATTCATTCCAATTGCGGCAAGTCCTGGACCAGCACCGGTAGCCGCACCTGCTGTAACAGGTTCGTCAGGGCGTTGGGTTGGAGCAGTAAGAGGAACTATTGGCTGCTGTGGTTGTGGCTGAGGTTGTGCTTGTCCACCTTGCTGTGGCTGCATAGAAGATGCCGGCGCTGGCTTTGGTGGATTGTTTGTCTTTGCCATTGGTGCAGATGCCTGCATATCCATTAGCGATTGTGCGTCTCCGTAATTGGGCATACCTGCCACATAACGAAGTGCTTGCTTTGATGCTGGTCCGCCATCGGTTCTTTGGCTTAAAGCCCCAGGGCCTGATGTCATTGCTGGCTTGTTTGCCTGTGGCATGACTTATTCTCCCTCTTGTAGTGTCTCAATGGTTCGGGCTGCATACTCGTGAAAGGATTCTTTCTCATCCACGAAACTTGCTTGGTGTTCAAACATCTGAGTCAAGATGTCAAACCCGCTTGCTATATCAATTAAGATAGCTGCGGTTGTGTCAGCGAGAAGGGCAAAGACATCCCACTTGGTTACCCGCGTTGGTACCTTGCCCAACTCGTCTGACATTTACTTAGAAATTCCAGCCTTTTGTGCCAGAACCACCAACGACGCGAAGGTCAGGCTTATTAGCGCCACCTGATGGTTTTGGTGTTGGTGCTGGGCCAGCAGTAATAGTAATTTTGCCAGTTGGCTTAGCAGCAGGTGCAGGTGTAGAAGCAGGCTTGCTAGGAAGTTTACCCTTGCTGCCAAAATCTGTTACGCCTTGTGATGGAGCGGCAATAACACCATGATCCGGATGTACATAAGGATTGCCAGTAGTATTTACTGGCTTAGTATTTGGGGACTGTGGGGTAGGCATTTTTACTTTGCTCCCTTGTTAGAACCCTTAGTTCCTGAAGGCTGCTTTGTGTAAAGGACTGTTGACTTTCCTGTACCCTCTGGACCCTTCTTGGGCTGAATCTTTGTTCCCTGTGTGACAGCTGCGGATGAACCCATGCTGCCCTGGTTCTTTGGTGAAGGAACCTTTGTAGTCAATGATGACTTCATTGTTGCCATTTGTGTATCTCCTATAGGTTTGTTTTGATCGCCAGAAACGTTAGGCTGGCGACCTTCTGGAAACAGAAGCAGAAAGTGCTGGCTGTCCAGAAGATGAAAGTCCTGCTAATAGATTCTGCAACGCAGAACCGCCACCTTGCGGCGCAGGCATTGGTGCGCCACCTTGCGGTGCGCCTTGCGGTGAAGGAACCCCAGAAGGAACCTGTCCAGGGGCGCCTTGCGCCTCGCCTGCGGTAGCTTCTTCTGGGGATACTGGAGCGGGAGCAAATGCTTGGGCAATAACATCTTCAATGTTATCTCCAGCCATGCGTCCCTTAATTGCTGCGGCAATTGCTGTGATTGCCTTTGAAGGATCTTGTCCTTGTGCAGCCATAGATGGAATCGCTTGAGCGTAAGCTGCAACTGATTGCATTAACGCATCACGTAATTCTTCTACTTCAACTCGTTCTTCTTCCATGGTGACGTTCATCTCCCATGGCATCTGACGACGCAAGAAGTCGCGTGAGATTAACTTATCTCCACGAGCCTGAAGTCCGAATACCAAAGCACGGTTTGGATCTAGTCCAGCCATCATGCCATACGATACATCGCACCAATAATCACCCTGAATATCTTTCTTCGGGGTATAGGTAATCTCATAAGGCGCACCGGCATTTACACCGCGTACTTCCTTTTCAACATCACCAAATAGTTTTTCATCCATTAAGAAGCAGATACGCATAACGTGGCGGAACGCCTCAGCAAATACAGCCTGTGCTGTCTTAACCTGAGTATCAAAGCCACCCATGAGTGCTTCTACGCCACGGCCTGTGACGATAGATCCTGACTGCTGACCTAGACGGCCTTGTGGGTAACGTGAACCAACACGTAATTCCTGATCTAATGCAGCTGTCTCTTGGAAGATTCCGTTAGGAATATTAAGATCAACGCGACGGATCTTCTCAGGGTTGGCTGATCGGATGGTTGCGTCTGGGCCAATCTCAAGTACGTTAACATCTGCTGGCAAAGCAAATGGTGCCTGTACAGACTTCTGTGCTGCTTCTAATTGCAAGGTTGCAAAGCGAGCGCGAGCGACCTGAACCCACATGATGTCATCAAACTGACCACGCTGGTGTTCATCAGAGTCAATGCCTGGACGTGTAGCAATAACTACTGGCAGTTCGCCAATAAGATTCTTTGCGCGTTCTAGGACAAGGTTCTTGCGCTCAGGGATAAAGAGGATGAGTTCATCTTTGTCCTGATAGCGGAATACTTCAAGCATACGCTCTGAGTTGCGGTTCTCATATGGCCCACGCAGTTGTGGCTCTAATTCTGGGAAGTCGTTAATCAATTCACGCACAGTCTTGTTGTAACGACGTGTGTATGAAAGCAACTTACCGAAACGGTCATGCTCAGGGTATGAACCAATTGGGTTGTCCATACGGATCATTGGGCGATTGTTCTCGTAATCAGGCTCAATGATAAATGCGATCATGCCGTAAGTAAGGTAACGATCTGCGCCGGTATACATCTGAGTCTGCAAGTTGCAAGAGTCGCGGTAGCCAGCAGCAATCATTGTGCGCTTATCGGCTCGCTTGCGAGCGCGATCAGAGATAGCATCTGTTGTATCGCAGTTAAATGCTGGAAGCGGAGCAATAACTTCTGCTACGTCGCGGGCTGCGATGTCAATGAAGTTTGATACCATTGGCTTAGGGAATTCATCTGGGAACATTCCAGGGAATACCTGCTGAATGTTGCCTTGACGGATTGAGAGAAGATCAGACCAGCGAGAATCGCGGGTGTGGAAGTGGTCGCGTAACTTGCGTACCTTGATACCTAATTGGTCAATATCCATGGCCATAGAAGGTTCCCCCGTTCGTTGCTAGTTTTTCCTGTAGTCTTGCGTATTCTTCCAAGTTGACGACCTTACGGTTTGCTATCTGTTGGCGCGTGGCGAATTTGTTTTGTACAAATGTCTGCCCATATGAACCCATCTGGTTGATGTAGTCCCGCATCTGCGTCTCTGCAAACCAAAGCGCCATAGGACCGTCTTGCTTGTTCTTCGTACCTGCTGACCAAGTAATCAACTGCTCAATCAGCGACTTGATGTGTTCGTTGTCGGCTCGTGGCAGTTCCAGTAAGTTGTTCTTTAAGAATTTGCCTTGGTTGTCGCACGAGCCGAAAAGTGGTGCCATAGAGGCTACGCCAAACTCTGCATCCATTTTGTTGGCACCAGTGTAGTGCTGAACAAGGCGGATGCCTCGTGAGGCAAGGAACTTATTGATCTGCTCATCTTGAGTCAGGAACAACTGGAAAGCATTTTTCTCAATGACCCAGACATTGACGTGGTACTTGTCTGTCCAGTGGAAGATCAAGTCACGGATCTGCTGTGGTGTTGGAGCTGGCATACGGCTTGCCTCAAGCAAGTAACGCTTGCTCGTGGTCTTATCGCCTGAGATGACAACCGAGAAGGTATCGCCGGACATCGCTGGGTCCATAGACGCTACGACATATTGGCTTGCTAGTGTCTCAGGGTGACCTGGGGCGCCAGGGATAAGCGGTCCGATAGATCGCATACCTGCGACAGATCCGCGTACACACTCTGGGCTAAAGATTGCAGTGGACTCAACATCTTGCTGCTGGTAAACCATTGCCCAAGTCTTTGGGTCAATCATTCCGCGACGGCGGTTGAGGTGTTCACCTGACCAGCGCGGGTATAAACCGTTTTCATCTGGCTCAGTAGGGTCAGCGTCCCAAGGACGATCTGACTTAGGCCAGAGGGTTACCCAGTCTTTTGGTTTATCTGTAAACTCTAGGACAGCTGGCATTGCCAAGTATGTCCAAGGGCTTTTGTTATCAGGGTAGCGTTCTGGGTTACGCATCTCGCGGTATAGATCCATAGGATCAACGCGGGTACCTACGCAAAGGATCTTGCCTGTTGGGCCAACGCGGGTAAGAACTTCCTGTTGGATCCAGCGTAACTGCTTTTCAAACTCTCCGCAGTTGGCCAAAGTAACGCAGTCATCCAAAATGATGAGGTCAGCACGTGCGCCGTAAATCTGGCCGCCAATACCAAGTGCCTGAACGGTAGGGTCTTTTTCACCTGAGTCACGTTCAAGATAGATGCTGTCAGATGTCCACTTCTCGGCGGTAGCCTTGAAGCCTTCAACTGGGGCGTACCTGCGTTGGAGTTCTGCCCACTGAGGGGAAGTAAGCCGCTGCTTGATGGCGTAAAGGAATTCCTTGGCCATGCCTTGGGTCTTGGAGACTAGCTTGATACGGACATTGGGATTGGTCACAATGCGGTAGGTCACATAGTCAATTGAGACGGTCATAGACTTAGCATGCTCTGGTGGCATGTTGACTAGGACGTAATTCTTGTAGCCGACCTCGTAGGTCATATTCCCATGAAGCCAGGCAGGTTCACCTTCTTCTAGCAGGGATGTGACGTTCCTCTGGTGGTCGAACGTCACGGAGTTCAAGTACTTGCGACGGAAGTCCTCAAACGAGATATTGGCGTCATCGTCGGATACGACACCAGCCCGCTTCTTGATTACGCGGGCGAGGTCAATCGCTTCCTTAAACTGCGGGTCGCTAGACCGGTAATACTCATACGACTTGACGGACTTGCCGACTGCGCGGCAGGCGTCCTCAACAGTCACGCCTTCTTCAATTAGAGCCAGAAGGCGCTTCTTAGCGTCGGTGGCTGAAAGGCTGGCGCCTTCTGCTAGCTTGTAGGAATTTGATTTTGGCTTAGCCATTCGGCGCGAACCTCTACATTCCTAATGGGTCAAAAATGCTAATGGGTAACAATAGACCTATCCCACTGCGAAGCATCCCCTATGGGGATGTCGGTGGGTAGTTATGGGGGGCTGTAAGCCCCTGCTGGGTAACAAATACATAGTGGCCTGAAAGGCCTTGCATTTGCCATCAGGCATGGCTCGTGGAGCTCGCCATGAAGCGAGCGGAACGGGGGGGATTATTTAATCCCCTATATATACTAAGGCGTTGACTTTGACGTTTATCCCGCCCTAAGCCCTGTGATTCTCGTCACATTGTATATTACTGATGGGTAATGTGGCTTTGACCTGCGGTTTTGCCAGCTCGCCGGCCTATATTTAGAAAAAATATTTTGGTGGATAGTACTTATAACAACCACTCATAGTTAAAACCCTAGGGGTTGCAACACGGCAAATCGGCTACGGCAGACCAATCGGCGACCCGTACCATTCCGCCCGCTCGGCGAATTCGGGGGATAACCCCGCCCGAAACCGAGCCGTTCTCGCCCCGATACCGCCCCTACTTATGGGGTAAACCGCCCGTTACAACGCGTTCGGGCGTGTTGTTGGTTGGTTGATCGGCGTTTGCGGGTGAACTGTCCAACCAGCCCAATCTCGGCGCACCAACCCCCAACCGCTGGCAACCAATACCGAGGCCTCACATCCAACCAACCAAGGCCGAATACCAAGGCCGATGGCAAGACCAAGGCCGATGGCAAGGCCAAGACCGATGGCTCTCCAACTGGCAGACAAAACCTCAACTCAAACCTCGCCAATCCTGACCGCGCCGACCCCTTACCGGTGGCTGATCCCCTTCACAAATGCAAGAAATGTCCCTCAATGGGACACGCCGAAGGCTTGACTCTTGCCAGCCTTTGCCCCGATAATTGACCCAATGGCAAGCACAAGGCGAGCCATAGAAATGGACTAAAAAAATGACTCTATTCATCATCATCATCTTCGGCGCACTTACCACCGCCAACGCCGTAGCTCTTTGGCAGGATCGCAAGGTGAACAACTAATGGCTACATATCACGGCTTAATCAAAGTGTCTTGTATCGCCTGCAACTGGGAAACACAAGACGATCTAACAATGGAAATCCTCAACGATATGGACGGCGTATGTCCTAAGTGTGAAGAACAATTCTTCCGTTGGGATAATCAAGACGGCTCAATCGTTGTTTCACTCACCCGAAACATTGACGGATTGCATACCTACGACAACCTCGTTTGGAATCAAGCCCTCACAGTTGAGCAAGCAGAGCGCGAATATCCAACGGTGGAAGAAGTATTGGAAGAAATGCAGAAAACCAATCCCATCGGATGGCGTTTGACTTATGAATACCCTGATTCCATTGGCGTTTGGAGTGATGAATTCACATCAGACGACCAATTCATTATGTTCGGAGATGTTAATGGCTATTTTGCCTTTAATGATGTCCCTGCCGACAAGGTGGTTGGCTCAATGGAAGAAATCTACACCCCTGAAGAAATCGTAAAGAGTTTTTGGAATCAGATCGCCAACTTCTACCCTCAACTAATCAAAGGAGAATAAAATGCACAAATCTTTCTACTCAACAGACATCACCATCAGCATCACAGAAATTGAGGCATCATCCCGAAAAGAGGCGGACGCAGTAATCGCCGAGTTCATCGCCAAAATCTCTACAACAATGCAAGACGAAATCCGATGGGACGAGGCCGATTGGCAGATCCAGACAAACATCTTTAACGCCGACAAGGGCGTTTGGATTACAACAACTGACGAAGATGAGGAGTAACAAATGACTAAACTCATTGCTGTAGCTTTTTTGCTGATCGCAATTGTGGCGGGGGCTTTCCGCGCCACTCATCACCCTGTTTACGGAAAGTGCCACACCTCACCGGATGGCTATGTTTGCACACTCATCAAGTGGGAAGGGAACAAGTAAATGGAAGAATGCGAAAAAATCCACAAGGCACTTTCTGATCTCGGCATCACTAGCGAAGTTGTCTACACGGGGGGCGGTTTTTATGTCGTCCTTGTCCCTCTCAATAACGACCTTTTGATCCAAGCCAGCGAAGGCGGGGCGGAACTCATCAACGCCGAAGATCACTCCTCGGTTCTCCTAATCAGCATAGAAACAACGCCAAAGGGAGTGGCAAAAGACATCGCCCGCATCATTACAATCAACAACTAAGGCGAAACACCCCTTTGGGGTGTCTTGGCGTATCGCGCCAACTGATGAGCCTAATACTCACAGACTACGAAAGGACTACACAATGAACACAGTGCAACAAATGGCAGAAGAAATCCGCGCCGAATTGGCACAAGGCGAGGAACTGGACGCCATCAAAGACCGCTCAAACGAGATCATAGACTCTCATCTGCCTATTTACACCAACGAAATCATCAAAGAATGGCAAGAAATGCCCAGCAAATACGACGACAGAGGGGCGAATGAACTCGGAAGCGATAACCAAAATGGCATCGTTGCCCTAATGAGCCTAGACCTTTATCTTTATTACACCGACCTTTTTAACGAGGCTTTGGAAGAAGTAGAGGAATCTATAGAAGAAGAAGAACTTTGTGACGAGTGTGGCGCACCACACGAGGACGATATAGAGGTGATCTTATAATGAGCGACACAATGGAGAGCATTAGCTGGGGCGAATTGGCAAATCTCACCCACGCC